GCGGCGCCACCGACACCCACGGGGCGATCGTCCGGCGGTGATACGGCCTTGGCCTGTTTGGCGGCACGGGCATTCGCCGCGGCCTGCACGCGACCAGGCGAAGGGGTCTTCGCCGGCGGCGGGGCCAAGTTCGCGTCGATAGTCTGGTCACTGATACCGCTACCGTTGCCGGCCAGCGGGACCACCTCTGTCTCGACGTGGGCGGCGCTGAATATACCGCCCAGCCTCGCCACGATCGCGGTGCGGTCTGCTTCACTCTCTAAGTCGAATATGACGTTAACCTGAACACGCATTGATCTGGTCCCCTTGAAGCTCAGCGATTTCGGATGCCTTGCGCCGGAACGCGGTCATGATCCGTTGGTCAAGCGTTCCGGGCAGATAAAGAAAACTCGCCAGGACGCTGTCGCGCTGGCCCAGACGGTGAGCGCGGCAGATCGCCTGGACGTTGTCGCCCGGCACCCATGACGGCTCCACGATCGCCACCTCAGAGGCGGCGGTGAGGGTGATGGCGGTGCCGGCGGCTTTGACCTGCCCAATGAACACCCGCACGCCGGCGCGGCGCTGGAACAGCTCCACGGCGTTGACGCGACCGGTGGGCGAGGTCTCCCCGGTGATCACCACCGGATCGAACTCGGCCAGGCCACGGCGCAGATGCTCGATCACCGAGAGGTGCCAGGCGAACAACAAAAGTTTCTCGGTGGACTGCAGGCGCTCCTGCACCCAGCGAATGGTCCCGGGGACCTTCAGTTCGCCGAGTTCGCGCCGCAGGGTGGCGAGTTCACCGTCGGGGGTCTGCAGTGCCTTGATCAGCTGCTCATCACCATCGGCCCGCACGGCCAGGGACCAGACCAGCCGTCCGGCCAGGGCCTGGGCCTGCGGATTGAGCCGCTGGCCGGAGGTGGGTGGGTCGAGGGCGATGTCCTGGATCTGCAGCGGCGGCAGCTCGGGCAAAACGTCATCTTTGCGGCGGCGAAGGACCACACTGGTCAGGGTGGCGCGCAGCTGGTCCTGGTTCTTCGAACCGGACACCTGACGGCCGTAGACCGTGTCCCGATACCGGGTATACCGGTCCTCGAAGTCGGCCTGCGTCATGCGATGGCCGGCGCGCGGGCTGCCGTGCGGCCACAGCAGGGACCAGGGCCACAGGGTGCGGCAGTGCTGCCAGAGTTCCCCCGCGTGGTTGGGGGTCGGCGTGCCGGACAGCAGGATTATGTGCGTGGCATTGGCCTGGATGCCCTCGTCCTCGCCACGGACGCCGTAGATCGCCTTGGTGCGGTTGGAGAAGTTCTTGAGGTAGTGCGCCTCGTCGATGATCAGCAGGTCCCAAGGATTGGCGGGGCTGGCCAGCAACGGCGGCACACGGCTGTCGGCGGGCGACAGATCGTCGTAGCCGATCACCAGGATCAGGGGACCAGGACAGGCAAGTATCTGCTGGACTTTGCCGGTCAGGGTGCCGGGTTCGACCAGGAACACCCGGACACTCCAGAGCGGGAACCAGCGTTCGATCTCGGCGGACCACACCCGGCGGGCGCCGGCCGGACAGATCACCAGGACACGAGAGGCATTCAGCCGGACCGCCGCGGTCAGCGCCTGCAGGGTCTTGCCCAGGCCCGGGTCGTCGCACAGGAGAACAGCCTTGTGGTCCCGCAGCGACGCCACCATCCACGCGGCGCCAGCGAGTTGATAGCCCCGCAGCAGCGGGACTACAGGCAAAGTATTAGCGGGCTGATCCAGGGTGGCAGACACAGTAATCCCCTCCCCACTATTCGTGTTCCTCTTGGAGGAGGACAAGAACTGGGCTACTAGGGGACCAATGTGTTGTGTCGTTTTTGTTGTGTCAAGCGAAAACTACAAACTCTGCGCACCAAACAACGCCAACAAGGCTGCCTCCGCCCGGCCGTCGTCCATCGCGCGGGCGAACCGCCCAGCCGACAGCGGGACCAGCCGGGCGGCGATCAGGCGGGCTTCGTTCTTGTCGGGACCCAGCCTGAACGAGCGTTTCCACTCGTTGGGTGTCACCAGGGTCACCGGCACCCCGAGCGCCGCCAGCACGCCGCGCACGATCCCGTAGGCCAGGCCAAAGGAGAACGAGCTGGTTACGCCTTGCCCCGGCAAAGCATGAACACGCTCCAGCCAGGCGCAGTCCGGTTCGTAGCCCCTGACGATGTCGGCCAGCCAGGTCTCGCTCAGCTGCCGGCGTTTGGCCTTGCCGACCCGCACCATGACGCTGGGCATGTCGCACACCACCATGGCGTCGAGGCCGGTGTCCCACAGGGCCAGCGCCCCAGTGGCGCCGGGGTCAACGCCTAGAACGCGCATGATGATCAATCCGCTGCGCGTTTGTTGTGTGACGGTGGCCGCATCTCATCGTAGTCCACCAGGAACTCCACGACTTTGTAGCCTTCATGCTCGATGCAATAAAAGACAGCACCGATGAACTTTGTCGGGATGCTCCCCCGCTGCTGCCACATCTGGACACGGTTGTAGGTCAGGCCGTGTCCTGGCTGCCGGCGGGTCAACAAATCCAACAAACCCTGGGGGCCGTTGAACACGCGAAATACGTGCGGCACGTCGATGCTCACCATTTTGTGAACCCTCCGGTTCGTGCGGCCCCGCCGAGTGTGTCGGGTAACCGACAAAACTACGCAAGCGGAGAGGGTGTGTCCAGCATTTAGTGTTTATCCCCGTTATCCACCACATTCCGCAGTGAGAACCAGATCGGGTAAAACGGCTTTGGTATGCCACCACAGATTGTGTAGCAATCCCATGACCTAGTGTTCGTTAACGTACAGTGCGCTATGTGTGGTGTTGTGCAACACATTTTGTTGTGTTGTGTCGTCAATACGTGTATACCAACAAACGTCCAGTTCGCGGACAGTTGGTTCACACTGGGCGTACACTAGTTATCCACTGGTCACACACTCCTTGCAAAGGACATCCCGGCCATGTCGCGAAACGCATCCCTTAAAAAAAGCCCTTGCCGACACGCCTAGTGTCGTCCCAACATCCTCCCCACCAAAGACACCACAAAATGTTGCACCACAAAATGAAGGGAGCATGGACGATGTCCAGAAATGGACCAGACACCGAGATGCCCTACAAAAAGGCCCCCAACCCAAAACCGCATTTCCCGCTCCCCGTCCGGAGTATGCAGCGTTCGCAGAGACCCTGCGGGCCGCCATGCTGAAACAGAAACTCAACGCATCCGAGGTGGCCCGCCGCGTCTGGGGGTCAACCAAGGACAAGCGCGGCTACGACGTGGCCCGCAACCGCGATCGGATCGGGCACTATCTGGCGGGGACCAGTTACCCCGAGCCTGACAACCTGATCAAACTGGCCGACGTGATCGGCCTGCCGGTGGAAGACCTCGCCGTCGACAAACCGGTCTCGGTGGCCGGCGCCGGGGCGCCCTACCGCGGGCGCCAACCGGCGGACGTGCAGATCACCATGCTGTCGGACAACCTGGGCAAGTCCCGGCTGCAGTTCGACCGGGTGCTGGACACCGACCTGGCGCTGCGGATCTTCCAGATGCTGAAGGACGCCGACCACAAGGCCATGACGGTGGCGATGCCACCGACCGGCCGGTCGTTCGGCAAGCCCGAGCCGGAACTGCGCGAGACGCCGGTCGCGGCCGTCGTGGCGAACTGAACTTGCGCCGCCTGTTGACCCAGCACGAAGCCGCCGGGGTGATGCGCTGTTCGATCGCAAAGATCGCGCAGCTACGTCGCACCAAGGGCCTGCCCTGGATCAAAGGGCGACCCGTTCTGATACCCGAAATGGAGTTTCTGACGTGGCTAGAAAGTCAAACGATCCGACAAGTGTCCGCACCAGCCGACTGCGAGCCAACGCCCAGGGTTACTGGGAAATCTGGTTCACCGAACAAGACGGAACCCCCGATGCGCGTGGCCGGCGCGGCGTTTATAAAACCAAGCGTCTCTCATGCCGCACGAAGGATCTCGTTGATGCGCAAGAGATCCTGAGCCGGTTCCGTGACACCGAACGGCAGAATGGTCCCGGCGGCGGTGGTTCGGCGCCCACGGTGGACGAGTTGTGCGCCCGCTGGCTCGATCACGTCGAGACGCAGGGCAAGGCGAAGACCGGCAAGTATGTGCTGACCCAGGTGCGCCACCTGCTGGGGCGCTACACGGTGGACCAGCTGAGCGACGCGCGGCTGCAGGACTACCAGCAACGGCGCGGCGTGAGCGCGGGTTCGATCCGCCGGGAGCTGGGCGGTCTCAGGACCGTTCTCCGGTGGGCCGCGAAGAAGAAGCTCATCGCAGCGGTGGCGGTGCCCGAGTTCGAGCTGCCCGCCGCGCCCGGACCCAGGGTGAAGTTTCTTGATCGCGATCAAGAGCAATGGTTCTGGGACCAGGCCATGGCGTGGGGGACCAGCCACCGGGCGCACACGCCCCTGGAAAGTAGTCGCCGGGTGGCGCTGTTCGTGGCGCTGGGCCTGGAGACCGCCGCGCGCCGGGGGGCGATCTACGACCTCACCTGGGACCGGGTCGATCTCGCTCAAGGCTCGATCGACTATCGAGTGCCGGGCCGGCGGGTGACCAAGAAGAGGAGGGTGCTGGTGCCGATCTCGGACCGCCTGACGCCGGTGCTGGAGGCGGCGTGGCTGGAGGCGCCGAAGGATGTGGACGGGCGGGCCACGGGAAGGGTTCTCGGGGCTACAGGGTGCCTGCGGCGGGCGTTCTGGGTGATGTGCAACACGCTGGGGGTGGGGTGGGTGACGCCGCACGTCCTGCGGCACACCTGGGCCTCGTTGGCGGCGATGAACGGTGTCTCGTTGTGGGACATCGCCCAGGTGCTGGGGGACACGATCGCCACGGTGGAGGCGAACTATTTACATTTGACGCCGGGGCATCTGCGAAGCGCCATCAACCACAAGACACGAACACTGGCGCCGGCTACCGTGCCGTGAAGATCTTAAAAATCGTGGGGATCATGCTGATCATGTTGATCAGCTGGTTCGTTGTCTTCGTGATCCTGGCGCTGCTGAACAACGACTACGGTCTGCTTCGGCTGGGGCGCATATACGCCGCGATAGCCGCGGCGGTGGTGCTGTTTGGATACTGGTTCGTCCACACCGGTCGGCTCGCGAAGACGTTCAGGAAGGTCTAAAACCAATGTGGCTACCCAATGCGATCATCAAAGACGTTGACGAAGGCGTAGCGGTTTTCTACGTGCCGTTTTCGACCTGCAGATACTGGGCCGAACACCGGGCGCCCGGTGAACCCCTGGTTTTTTCGGGTTGGTACTGGGCGGAAGGCGCACGCGAAGGTGGTCCCTTCAAATCCAAATCCGCGTGCTATCGCGACGCGTGGTATCGCGCGGTCAGGCACAAGCAGCCGCCCAAGCTGCGCGCCGACGCACTCAACGCCGAACGTGAAATCGAGGAGGCCCGCAACAAGGTGGTGCGGCTGCCTGTTCGCCGACAAAAGTGGAGGGCGGCGTAATGATCATCGAGGTTGAAAGACTGCGCGTCATCGCCGAGCAACACGCCAGGGCCAGACGGTTTGGTCCCGTGGAAACCGAGGTGTTCCTGGGGCTGGTCGAGAGCCTGATCGCCGACGTGAAGACGCTGCGAGCGGAAAGAGTAAAACCCCCGGAGCCAGATGACGATGACGCCGAACCTTAAAGGCGCCCGGCCCCATCTGCGCGAGATGGCGAAGGCCATCCAGGCCGCGATGGCGGTGCGGGGGATGAGCGTCAAAGCCTTGACGGCCGCTCTGGGCATGGAGCCTAGACAGGTTCCTGCCGTCTACAACTGGATCGCCGGCAAGAACGCCATGTTGCCCGAAACACGCACCAAACTAGCCAAGGTCCTGGATCTGCCCGAGGCCGTGTTGGTGTCGCCCTTACCGGTCGGCCACAAAGGGAAACTGGTCCTCGCAGGACCAGCGCAACGCGCCGTGGCCCTGGCCGAGACCGCCGGGGTGACACCGGGACCAGTGGCCGAGCCGGTGCGCGACGTGTTTTCGATCGTGGGGCGCAGCGACGGCCAGATCAGTGTCCGGCTGCAGGCGACGCTGGACGCCGGGCGCGGCATGGCCCTGGCACGGTTCCTGATGGATTTCGGGCTGATCGTCGGGGATCACGCGGAGAACGAGGCGTCGTAATGGGTCTGTCGCCGTGGGGCGCTCGCATCTGGCTGGCGATCGTGCTGACGATGATAGGCGCGCTGTGGATCGGCTGGATACCCGGCTGGCACTGAAACGACCAGGGGCGGCAGGTTGTGACATCTGCCGCCCCCTCGTCGTTTTCGCGACACGACCCGCGATAACCACACCCCGAGGCAGGACACCACTCCCACCACGCGAGGGCGCCAGCCCTGTGGCTCATGACAGCCCAGCTGACGCCAGGGCGAAATATGGCGTGTTCAGTGCAGCGCCACAAGCGAAAACCTCCGTAGGGCGTTGATACACCCTTGCGTGAAGTCAAGGCGCGGGCGCAGGGTGAGTGTCTCGCCAGTGTCATGACTACACCGGCGAGACGACACGACGCCGAACCCCCCTTTCCCTGATCGTGAGAAGGACGCCAGCGCATGAGCGCATCATCTGGCCACGGCCAAGTCGTGCCTATCATCCGGGCCACCAACCAGGACCACCTCGAGATGCTGGCCGGGGACCAGTGGCCGAACGTCCTGGTGGCGAGTTTCATGGGCGATCCCACCGACCCGAAACCAGGCGACT